TGAGAAACAAGGCAAAGTTTTAGTTTTATCTTCAGCAAATCTCCACCCATACTGAGGATTATACCCATTATATTCATACATGTGACCAATACGAGACTTCTCTCCAGTCAACTTACCTAGTGCATAGAATCCTTTATCATCTTTGTTCTTAAAAGAGTTCTTAGCATAGGTTTCATCTAGTGGTTGATACTCTACATTGAAGTATGGATCACCTTTTTTGAATACAAGAATAGAATCTACTATGTTACCCCACCCCTTACGGATGTTGTTCTTAGGTCCAGAACGTTTCCAAGAAATATTTGTATAAAACTTAGATCTAATGTCTTTTGTAACATCACCTAAGACTAAAGCATTAGAATCAAAGTTGTTGTGAGCATACAACCAACCATTAGGTTTGAGTGCAGCAAAACAATCTTGAATTACAGATGCATACCACTCAATATATGCGTCTGTTGACTCCCATTTATCATCAAATGCTACCTTTTTATCTTTTTCAAACATAAAAAATTCTCGATCCAATCCGAAGGGAGGATCGAGATATACAACATCGAATTCATCATCATAATTTGAGAGGTTTTCAACCCTCTCTCTCAAAATTTTGATCATAATTTAAAATTAGAAAACGTATCTTTCTTTACGTCTTGTTTAATACTACCAATTAGGTAAGATTCTACTTCAGTCTCCTGAGGTGCAACCTGCATACCTTTAGAGGACAACCAGTGTGCTGTCCATGGAAGCGGATTGTTAGCGATAGGAGCATCGAAGATAGGATTTAGTCCGATAGATTTTAGACGGCGGTTAGCAGTCCATTCTACGTACTTAGAGAGTAGTTTGTCGTTCAAACCGATGATAGATCCATCTTTAAACAAATAGTTTGCCCAAGACTTTTCTTCTTCTACGCACTCTCTAAACATATTATACACGTTTTCCTCTTCTTCCGCAACTATTTCTTTCATATCGGGATCATCACCCTTCTGCCAGTTCTTAATAATATTCTGAGTCACAGTCATGTGCTGTGATTCATCTCTTGCAATGAGTCCGATGATCTTAGCAGATCCTTCCAAGAGTTTAAGTTCGCCGAAGGCGAAAGAACATGCAAACGATACGTAAAATCTAACTCCTTCAAGGATGTAGACATTCGCAACCGCTCTGTATAGTTTTCTTTTGAGTTCATATAGTTCATTTATTGCTAATGGTACTCCAGTTAGATTGTGCTCCCACATTCTACCAGAACCGTATTCACTTGCTGCCTGTAAAAAATTATCATATGCTGCTGTAACAGACTTTGCTCTCTGTAAAATTTTATCATCATCTAAAATAGTATCAAAGACCTCAGATGGATCAGGATATACATTCTTAATGATATGTGTATATGATCTACTATGAATCATCTCCATAGTTTGCCATATGTTCATGCAACCTTCAAGCTCAGGTAATGAACAGAATGGAGCAAAAGCCATACCAGGACCACGACCTTGTACAGAGTCAAGGAGGATCTGATACTTGAGATTGCTAGTAAATATGTGTTTCTGTGCATGGTTTAAAGTTTGATAGTCTGCTCTATCTTTTTGTAGTGAGACTTCTTCTGGTCTCCAGAAATATCCCAATTGAGTCTGTGTTAATCTATCAAAGATAGGGTACTTAAATTTATCATAACGTTGGACACCAAGGGGAGGTCCAAAAAACATTTTTTGTTTTGTGTTATCAACAATGTCTGTGTTAAACACAGTCATTCCTTTAACTTTAGTACGCATTGGTTCTCCGTTGGTTCTAAATTTTGCAACTGTCACAATCTTCCTCCTGTTCTGCAAAGATATCGTTTAATAGGTTTTCTAAACCTTGTTTCTTTTCTTCTTCGTCAGAAAGATCAGTCTTAACATCATATGTATTCTGGTAGTAAGAAGTTTTCCAACCATATTTGTATGTGGTTAGGAAGTCCTGCGCCATCAAAGACACTGGTACTTCATTGTTATCATAATTTTCTGGGTTGTAGCTCCAGTTACCAGAAATTGCTTGGTCAAAGAATTTCTGCATAGCAGCGACAACTTTAATGTAACCATCATTACCCTTCATTTCCCAGAGAAGAGTGTAGTTATTTTTGTACGCATAGTACTGAGGGACAATTTGCTTAAGAGGTCCTTTCTTGGACTTCTTAGTGGACAAAAAGGCACGGGGTGGTTCGATTCCGTTTGTTGCATTAGACACAACGGAACTGCTCTCTGAAGGCATTTGTGCGGACAACGTGCTGTGCCTGAGTCCGTAGGTTGCGATATCATGCCTAAGACCATCCCAATCATAATTCAAACCCTCACCACAGAACTCATCAATGTCTCGCTTGTATGAGTCGATTGGTAAGATACCATCTGCATACTTGGTGCGATTAAAGTATTCACATGCACCCTTTTCTTGGGCGATTGCGTTGCTTGACTTAAGGAGATAGTACTGGAAAGCTTCAGACAAGTCGTGGACTGCTTTCCATGCGGCAGGATCTTCATATTTGTAACCATTCTTTGCTAGGTAGTGTGCAAGTCCGATAAATCCAACACCCAAGGAGCGACGTGCAAGTGTACTAATTCTTGCTGCCTCTACTGGATAATTCTGATAATCAATAAGTTCCTCTAGACCTCGAACAGATAGGTCACAGAGATTTTCAAGTTCATCTAACTTATTGATTCTGCCTACATTGATAGCAGATAGGATACATAATGCAATTTCACCCTCACCATCAATGTGTTGTAGAGGATCTGTAGGCAAGGTAATTTCTTGACACAGATTACTCATGTTCACTTTGTCTTTAAACGAGGAGTGAGTATTACAATGGTCGATGTTCATTAGATACAAACGACCAGTCTCTGCACGTTCTTTTAAGATGTCCAGAATAAGTGCTTGAGCACGGACAGTTTTCTTCGGAATAGTCTCGTCAGATTCATAACGTGTATAGAGATCATCAAACTCGTCAGTCCCAAAAGCATCGTACAAACCTGGGACATCGTGAGGTGAGAATAGGGTGATGTTAGAATCTTCGATGAATCTTTCATAAAAGATTTTTGATAGTTGGATTGAGTAGTCAAGTTTCCTTACCCTATTATCTTCTGTACCTTTATTGTTCTTGAGGACAATGATATCCTCTATTTCTTGGTGCCAAATGGGGAAGTGGACAGTCGCTGATCCACCTCTAATGCCGTTTTGAGTGCAACATCGGACAGTTGCTTCAAACTTTTTGAGGAACGGTACAACACCTGTGTGTTGAACTTCGCCGCCCCTGATTTTAGCGTTGATCCCACGGATCCTACCTGCGTTGATGCCGATACCAGCACGCTGCGCGACATAACGACCAATGGCCATATCAGAAGTAAAAATACTATCCAAGGTGTCGTCACAGTCAACCAAAACACAAGACGCAAACTGCCGAAGAGGGGTGCGAACTCCAGCCATGATGGGGGTGGGGATGTTGATTTTGTGTCTACTCGTCGCTTCGTAGTATCTTCGTACATAGTCTAACCTCGTGTCCTTTGGATAGTCTTGAAATAGTGTTGTAGCAATCATTATGTACATGAACTGAGGAGTCTCATAGACCTCCCCACTGCTACGATCCTGTACGAGATATTTATCTGCTACTTGTCTAATACCAGCATATGTAAACAAATAATCTCTCTCATGATCAATGTAACTTTCAATCTGTTCCCACTCAGAATCATTGTACTTAGAGATAATTCCATTATCATACACACCACGCTCTGCACAACGTTTTACATGCTCTAAAACATGTGGATGACCATTTGCCCATACGTCAGAAAAGACCTGTTTCTTAAGTCCATACAGGAGCAATCTAGCAGCAACGAATTGATAGTTAGGAGTCTCTAAACTAATCAAGTCACTAGCAGATCTGATAAGAATTTCTTGAATTTCATCAGTTGTAATACCATCGTATAACTGAATACCAGAATTCATTTCTACTTGAGAGGAACTTACCCCTCCACCGAGACCTTCACATGCCTCTTCTACTACTTTATGAATTTTTTCTAAATTTAATTGCTCAACAGAACCATTGCGTTTCTTGACTTGTGTACCGTGACCGTTGCTCATACTTTTTTCCAGTGGTTTAATTTTAATTTTGCTTCTAATCCTTGATAGACATTAGATTCTACCATTTTTTGCACGTCATGTCCAGCGAGAACCATATCATTGATATCTTTCTCTTGTATATTATTTGACCAAATGACTACTTTGTCTCCTCTATCGACGGCGGTGGAGATTTTACTGACGATTTCTCTGTTACGAGGTTCGTTATCATAAACCCAAATATAATCGCTCCAACCAAACGTCCTAATATCAACATCGGAGCCACACATAGCAACCGAGTTTTCCAAGAAGAACGAATCGAAAGGTCCTTCGACGATGTAAATAGTTTCATTTTCGTTTAGAGTGTCTAGTCCAAATAGTTTGGGAGAGTTTTCATCCAACATCACCGTGATGTATCTCATTTTAGGATTCGCTGCTAGTGATCTGCCTTGAAATCCTATGAGATTACCCTCCTTACTATTCAATGGAATGATAATCCTATCTTCATCGTTAGAAGTGTCAGAGAATGTTGGTTTTAGTTTGTTAGTCCATTCCTTAAAGTTAGGACAGTAATACAAACGATCTATTTTGTGCTCTGGTATACCTCTTCCAAGTATATATTTTTTAGCTGGGTGCAAATTATTTAGACAAGAAAGAGGTTCCAAATCAACTTCCTTTTTGGTTTCAAAAGTAGGTTTAGAAATGAACTGTGTGAGGTCAGGTTTAGGTACGTTTTTACCTATAGTTCCCTCCTTATATCTCTCCATTACATACTCATCATGGACGTGAGGAGCATTGTCTTTTAAGAAATTAGAAAAGGATCTCGTGATGCCACAGTTGTGACATTTATACACGTGATCCCCTTTGACCGAGAAGATATATCCTCTGGTCTTAGTCTTATTCTTCTTTGAGTCACCACAATAAGGACATCTGAACGTCCATAGTCCTGTCTTTACACGTTTGAATCTTTGTAAAGATGCTGATGCTAAGTTTATATATTTGGTATCTAGATAACTCAATTGTTCATCCACTCAGTAGAAAATCTAGGCATACCCGATGATGGAGTGTACCAACCAGTTAAGATATACTTATCACCACTGAGAGGAGGATTACCTCTATGCTGATGAGTCCAAGAACCTGGCCACAACAATGCAGTATTAGCAATAGGTTTATATCTTTTTTTCTGGTATAGAAACTCTGTCTCTCCTCCTTCCTCAACATCATTTAGATATATCATCCACGCTATTGATCTAGAATTATTGACCCAACCCATATTCTCACAGTGAAAAGAATGATACCCTCCTGATGGAGATGTCTTTTGTAAAACTGTATTACCACTAGTCCACTCAGGTAACTGAGTAAGACATGGATATGTGGTTAGGTACTCCTTTAAAGTTCTATTAATTAACGCTTGGTTTATATCTGTTGCAAGTTCTGGCCAGAAAGGTTCTAAGGAAAGTTGTTTATCTTGCCTTGTGGTGTCTGACCTGACATTGTAATTAATATTGTTGTTGATCAAGGCAAGAAGATGCCTCATCAATTCCTCATCCAATACATTATCGTACTGGCATATGAAATCTTCCATTCAGAATCGGAGTTACTCCGATATCATAACAGCAGGAGTTGTATTTGTCAATGCTGGTTTAATGAACCTTTGTCCGACTGGACTAACGATGAAAGATATAATAGCAATAGCACCAGCAATGCTCCACATCTTCTTTTCCATGAGTCTAAGACGTTCATCAACCTTACGTATATCTCTCTCGCACCCTTTCTTAATTTCATCTGTCTTACGGGTTACTTCTCTGTGTAACGACTCCACCTTCTCAAACAAAACACCATCTATCTGGTCTTGCTTATCCAACTTCTCATTATGAACAGCAAGAAGTTGACCCATCTTTGATGAGTTCTCCTGTAATGATTCAACTACACGTTCTAATCTCTCTAATATCGCTGTGTTTATGTTGGGTTCCACACATATATACCGTTACGTTCAGTTATATTTATTACCAGTACAGTCTCCACGTACCATCACACCTCACACCGTGCCCTTGAACTGTGATTCTCCTATCATCAGGTTGTACATTTACACCTGGCATCATTTGATGTAGAAGATGCCCTATGAAATATATCATCTCACCTTCAGTATATAAATTCGGTACGGAGGGACTTTCTAACTCATCAAGTTTGTTCTCGTTAGTAGTGTAATTAAATGAGTATGGGTTTACTTTATCTTTCCAAGTATATAAACCTCCACCATGTTTAGGCAATTTGACAGGTATAGTAAATGATAATGTATTCTCAAAGTCAACCTCTTTAAAAGTTTTCCAATACTCTATATGTTCTTCATACTGTACATCAACATGAACACTACCTAAAGGTTGTTCAAACATCTTTAAGTATTCTGGTTCGATAGTATCCCCAATTTTTGCAGAAAAAATATGAAAGCCAGGATGAGAAAGAAACCCATCAATGACGACAGGTTCTTGAAATTCTCTGTGCAATTTTTCGCAGATGATGTCATAGATCCAATTGAATTTTTTAATTAATACAGGATTAAGATAGTCCTTATGTTTATTATATCTCGTAATACTCTTTACAGCATCCAAATAAGAAACAGCACCCAACGTCCAGAAGGGTGCTCTACTGATCTTAACAGAGTTTTCATAAGCAAACCTACGTTCACAACTCCTATTGACCCACAACTTATCTAAGTTGTCTACAGTATTTTCTATTTTATTACAGTCTTCGTTAGTAAAAGTTTTGACTCTATGAATCACAAAAGAATGATATGGGATAAGAATTTCTTACTCTCTGCGATCTTTTCAAGGAACATCTCCTTGTTCTCGTCAGATAGCGAACCGAACTTCTCTACTATATCATATGCTTGCTCGTTTGTCACCTCTAATTCAGAATCATCGTTAAAGAAATAATATACTGGGTTCTCATTCTCGTTTTCTAGTTGCTCGAAAAGACTTTCCATATACACGATGCCATCCCACTGTTCTTTCTTAGTTGCTAACTGTGTAGATAACTTCTTCTGTCTATCCTTTGCTTTCTTTTGATAATCAGATGCCTTTGCACGAGATATCATTTGAATCTCTTGCTTTCTATTTGCAGCACGCTTCTCACGCTCTTGCTTCTTCTGAACCTTACGTTTCTGTGAGATAAACTTGTACGCTTGGTTGGTATTATCACCACCAGAACCACCAGACTTGTTATCGTCTCCTCCTCCGTACTCTAGTAATGTGGATTCAGTCATTTTCTTACGTTTAGATAATCGTTTAATAAGTTTACGAGCTTGTTTACTCCTACCATCTATGTAGGTAGGATCTCTTCTACGATGATCCCATTGTTTACCCGCAGACTCCTGCTTCTTGCGTTTCTTAGTCCTTCGCCTAGACATACCCAAGATAGGATCGAAACCCATAATAGCACCCTTGCCTGTGGTTTGAGTGTTAATAGGTCCTACGTTCGTGATTCCTCCCGCACCCATCATAAGTTTTTAAGCTCCTCTAAGATACAATCGTTTACTGCTATCTTCTTAAGACTTGCAGTTTCCATTTCTGGATATTTGTTCAAGAACAACATGATTGCCTTGATATCTGACCAATAATCTCTCTCCATTTTATAGAAGAGTAGATGTGGTGCAGCTTCACCAAATACATTGTATATGATAATAATATGGTTAAGCAACAAGTTGAGTTTGACCTCAGTTCCTTTGTGATATTTTTTGAGAAGACGTTTAATATACTTAAAGCGTCTCATATCCTCAAAGAAATCTTCTTTTGTTGCTGCTTGTGGATTATCATAATGTTTAATAGCAAAAAGGACGTAATTGTCCTCATTCAATTCATCAAATCTCATTCATTAACTTCCGAATGTTAGAGTAGCAGCTCCATTAGAGATGACTTCAGTAGCACCCTTAGATGTGGTGACCTTTACTCTGTACTTGTAACCGTCAAGTGTGTCACCAGCTAGTCCACTGTAAGCAAGTGTTGCTGTAGTGAAGTCAGCGTATGTGATACCTGTGTCGGTGTTAGCAGCAAGGTTAGTCCATCTAGTTGAACCAGGCTTCTGTCTCTGCCATACGTATGCAGGAGTACCAGACTGGTCAACGGATACTACAACAGCAAATGTTCCTGCTCCACTTGATGAAGTAGAGTTTGCAGGTTGGTTACCACTTGTTAGAGTGATAGTCTCTAGTACGTCTGCTCCGATAGTATCGTCAGATTGTGTCTCAGATGCGTTAGCTTCTGGTTTAGCAATGTAAACAAGTTGCTCTGCCTTATGGCGAGTGATACCATGCTGATCGGTGTATGTAAAATACGACCACCAGCCAGGTGCGTTTAATCCTCTGTCCTTATTGGACTTGAGTTGTGCTTCTGTATCGTCAATAAAGACAACAGTTTTTGCTTGTGATGAGGCACCAATACCTATACCAGCTTTGGTTTTATTAGCATTGCTGTCATCATTTCCATAAAGTGACATGAGACACTATCTCCTTGTGTTTGTTAATACCTATCTTTTATTTATTCAAGAAGTGCTTTCTCTAGTGCTGCGACTAGCTGATCGTCCACCTTGTTACCTGATTTAGCAGCTGCTTTCTTCAGTAATCCGATGACGAACTCCTTGATTTTACCCTCTAGATCTTCAGGGATTTTGTCTACTGCCTTGTCAATAATGTTGATAGCAATAGGTAGTAAAAATTTAGTCATAATAATACAGTAATTACTAATCTATATAGGGGTCTTCCAACACGAAGTCTGTGAGTTCTACTAACTGGTCAATGGAGTAATCAAATATGACCACGATACGATCCCTAGTGCCATTATGCTGAGCCCAATGCTTATCATTATCATGAAATCCGAAAACATTTCCTACCTCCCAAGTACGTTTGCGTCCTCTTACTGATAACCAAGCATCTGAATCTGTTACTACAGGGAAGTGTACCCGTAAAGAATCAATGTCACCGTTATGAGGATTTATCTTTGAACCTGGTGAAAGACGAGAGATTGTTGCGGACTTTAACAATTTCTTAAGGATATCCTCTTCTAGATACCCTGCTGTCTTGGGACAACAACGTATGAAACTGTCATAGATCTTAGGACCTAACCTTTTGACCTCATCTAGTGTGGTGTTGAAGAGCTTAGTGAATGATACCATCTCACTGAGTTGGTAGTCACCATCTATAGCTGTACAACCTACAGCATTGATAGGGAATGGGATGACACGCCATGCACCATCCCATAGTTGTACTCGTCCTAAGTTTCTATCATCTACCCATTTATCCATGACCCATTCATCCATCAAGTATTCATTCTCCTTGACGAACGCTAGTATCTCTGGAATTATTTCCTTATAATTGTCTCTTAAATTACGGTAGGAACTAAGGTTTCCTAATCTGTCCTCGTACCAAATTTTCCTCACTGCCACATCCCCATTGTATATTGTAAAGGCAACTGCCTATCAGCATGTCGTACGCATTTATATATTTGTCCTGTTTATTCTCATCATACAACCAACACTGTAAACTTCCGTAGTTTGCTCTTGGTACTTCTTGGTCGAACCACCAATCATAGGGTGTGTATTTGTCTGATGCTTTGTATGTCATTAACAGTTCCAAGCTCTAAGGGACTTATTGATTCTAGAATCAGGATCGTTAGCAGTCTTCTTAGACGTTAACTTCTTCTTCATACCTTTCATTCTAGCACAGAAACTTGCTCTTCGCTTATTACCTTTCTTCTTGCTTGGTGCTTTTAAGTCAGAACCAGGATTTGCTCTCTCATAAGACTTTCTTCCTTTCTCATTTAAACCACCTGATTTATTTTTACCTTCCTTTCTTTGCCATGCTTCTTCGCTGACTTGATCCTGTGGGAAGTTAGGAACATCAGTTGCACCTTCTACTCCTTTTGGTTTCTTTTTCTTATTCTCTTTTTTCTTTGCTGCCTTGTCTTTAAATTCTTCTTTAGAATCTCCTGCATAGAAGTATGTCTCATTCTTTACAAGATATCCATCTTCTCTTTCGTGATAACCTTTAGGTATTGGTTTGCACTTTTTATCTTCTCTACAATAATACATACCATCACCACAATCCTTAGACTCTGTTGTCAATACTACAGGTCCGTCAGTTGGATCTGACTCATGGAATGATATTACTCTACAACCAGGATACATTTTATCACACAGTTTCTGTGCCTGTGGTCTTTGCATCTTAGAAAGATTTGCCCTGTATGCTGTGAAAGTAAACTGCCTACCTCTCCATATAAGAGAGATAACATAGTATCTTCCGTACATAGTTGGTATGCGTGTTGCCATTATCTTGTAAATGCTATTTTACTTACTTTAACTGATGATCCACCCGCTGATGCTGTTAGTGTATCAGTTGGATCTTTTTCCATTACCACCACTGTTCCATTAAGGACTGTCATACTACCAATGGTATTACCACCAGAGTCTTTCCTTGTAATTACTGATACAGCACTATGTCCGTTATATAAACGAACTAAAGTTGCAAGAGTAACATTGGATGCAGAGGAGAGATCCGCTTCAGCTGCTAATACTTTGAATACCATGATAGAATACTTCCTTTACTTTTTTATTTATCTTTCTTCTTACTTGCCTGTTTAAGCATCTTTTGTAGGTCAGCAGTGCTACCAATAAACAATGAATTGTTAGTTACTGTTGTTTTTTTACTATCTTCTTTGACATCCTTTTTGTCTTTCTGCAGTGCCATAAGTTTGTCAGCAACGTCACCAACATTTTTAATTAGTTGTCCTGCAACTTCATATGCACGCGGGTGATCAGATGACATGGCAAGGTCAAGTGCACCATTGACTGCTTCTTGTCCTTTGTCAATTAGAGAATACAAATTACCTCTAGCATATTCATAATCACTATCAATATCATCACCTTTCTTAAGATGAAGTTTGCTTGTTTTAGGTACAACTTCTGTTTTTGTAGATTCTTCTACGACATCAAATGCTTTATCTAATCCTGACATGTCTTCGTTA